GGGGCCAAGGCTTGGCGATGAAGCATTGAAAGTGCATTTGCTTGGTGCGGCAGGGGAAGTCGCAGTGGCCTCTTTCTTAGGGCTAAAGCATGAGCTGTTTAAGGAAACTGAGGCAAAGCGCGGCAGTGAGGACCTGCCAGGGATAGATGTCAAAACCCGGTCGAAAAGTTATTACGATTTGATTGTGCAAAAGGGAGAATGCCCTGAGCGAAAGTTTGTACTTGTGACCATTGATAGCGGCGAGACACTGCTTCATGGTTGGTGCTATGGGCATGAGGCTATGCAGGACAAATTCTGGGCTGACCCTGCAAGAGGGCGGCCAGCGTATTTTGCAGGGCAATCGTTTCTTCGTCCCATGGAAAGTTTGAAATGACACTTTCTTGCAGCGACTTTGCTAAGCACGCGCTCGGCGTAGAGTTGTGGCCAAAGCAGAAAGAGATTCTCAACAACCTGTTCGAGAGCAAAATCAATCACGCCATTTGGGTGCTGGGCAGGCGCAGCGGAAAAACATTCATGGCCGCAGTTGCGGCGGTTTATATGTGCTTTGTTCAGGACGATTACTTCATTAAAAAGGTGAGAAAAGGGGAGAAATGGTATATCGTAACTGTGGCAAATGATCTTGGTCAGTCTAAAATTGCTCTTGATAACATTAGGCAGTTGATATTAAACAGCCCATTTGCCCAAGAGATCGAAAGAGAGACAAGTTTAGAAATTGAAATAAAAAATGGCTGCGTTTTTCAGGCTATTCCCGCATCGGCTCGCGCATCTCGCGGTAAAGCAGTCGTAGCGATTCTACAGGATGAGTTGGCGTTTTCTATTGAAGGAGATGCGAATAGAGGTGCAGAAGCTATGTACACAGCTTTGGCTCCTTCCATTGCTCAGTTTGGCAAATACGGGAAGATTATTGAGCTTTCTTCTCCCTATTTGACATCAGGCTTGTTTTACGAACACTTCAAGCAGGCCCAAAGTGGCCAATTTCCTGGCATGGAGGCGCGTCAAGTTCCCACTTGGGAGGTGAATATCCACTTGAAGTGGGGCTGTGACTTCCTTGAAAACGCACGAAGGAAAGACGAAGAATCGTTCTGGGTGGAGTTTGGCGCTCAGTTCCGTTCAAGTAACTCAGTACTACTTGCCCCAGAGATTGTTGATGTGGCAGTCAACAAAGACAGAACCATCCTTCCTCCAAAGATTGAATACAAGGGCACTTATGTACTGGCGCTAGACCCTGCTCGCGGTGGCGTTGGCCGAGACGACTACACGGCCTGCGTTGTTCATTACGAAGGAGAACGACTGGTAATCGACAAGTTCTATGCGTTTGATGCGGACTTTGACATCGGCGGAAAGAAAGAAGTGAGCATTGCCAAGGTGGAAGAATGGATCAAGGAACACCATCGCATTTATGAGTTTGAAAGCATTGTGCTTGACCAGTTTAATAGCTCTGCATTGATACAATCGCTTGCAAAAGATTATCCAATCTCGGAACTTGCATGGAGTGTTTCTACAAAAATGCGTGCTTTTAGCAAGACCAAAGAGTTATTCAATGCCGGACTGATCGAACTTTATCCTCACAAAAAGGCTATCTGGCAGCTCAAAAACTTAAGCGTTATCTACAGGACGAGCGGCCAGTGGAATGTAACAGGTGGCAAAGAGAGTGGCATTGATGATTATGCCTTCGCCCTCGCAGGAGCCGTGCTGGAAGCATCTAAAGACTCGGACATCGACTGGCTAAACTCGCTTATCCGATAACTCCCGCTACAATTTTCACAAATGCGCCTTTTTCGCTTTTCCTGAAAATCGCAATGAACATCTCCCTGTCCATAAAGGAAACCACATTCCTCGTTGCATTGCTAGAAGCGGACAGGCAGACTGCCTTGCAACTCTTGGCTGCAGAGCACTTTTACAAGCCAGAATTGCTACCGAAACTGCGCAAGCTAGAACGAACGCTAAAGAAAGCGGAAGGCTGATGGTCAAGCTTTGTTTTTCCCGGTGCGGCATTTGTCGGGAAATCGTTGTGCCTTTTGTAGAGGCCAGGCGTGTAAACAGAAGGCTATGGGAAGAGGGCGCAGCAGTGTTCTGGAGCAAAAGGCTGTGATATGCTGACGAGGCTTCCTGCAGGAGCCCGTTGGCCAACGGTTAAGGGATTCCGTTCCCCAGTATCAAGAGGGAGCAGGGCCAACCCTGCTTTAATCGTCGTACAAAGAGGCTTGAAGAACCTCTCGACACCCTTTTGCTCTGCTGTTCTCGTTCGCTATTCGCAAACAGCGAACTGCCTTATTGCCTTTCCTGCTCTATCAACCAGTCTTTCAACTCCGCAACGTAGGCCCTGAGCGCAGCAGCTTTCTGCTCATGCCACGTAAGTCCAGTTTGTAAGTACAAGGCAGTGTGATTGTCAATGGCACGAAGGCATTGATGAATGCAGGCGTTCCATGGCTCCCTAGTGGGAGTGTTGAAAGTGCGCCTTTCGGAAGTCACTGCCCAAAGTAAGCCCTGATCTTCTCCAATGGTACAGGGGTGAAATCGTTGCGCTCCAGGCAGCTATTAAAAAACCGCCTGTCTACTTGCCCATCGTCCGTGTAAACCAAATGGCTATGCAAGTGGCCATGTACGTTGCCGACGTAACGCCCAGACAGGTTGCACGGATGCACGGGAATATGCGTATAGATCAAGCCTTCACGAAAGAATGCTCCGCGAATGTCGTGGAAATACGGCAAGTAGTCCTGAAGACGGTAAATGTCGTGATTACCGCGCACCAATACCTTGCTCCCATTGAACCGATCTAGGAGCTTTAGCGCTGAACGAGGGATTGCCACGTCGCCCAAGATGTAAATGCGATCCTTTGTGTTGACCATTTTGTTCCAGCGATCAATCAAGGTTTCGTGCATTTCTTCAAGTGAAGAAAACGGGCGCACCGAAGATCCATCAGGATTGATAAACTCAAGAATCTTGGAATGGCCTAGATGAAGGTCTGATGTGACAAAAGCGCTCATGGGTTGCGAGGTGGTGGGTTGGGCATGCCTTGCTGCGAAAGTGGCTGATAGCCGGAGCGCCGGAGCTTAAGCGGCGGCGGCCCGCTCGGCCTCTTGGTGTTTTCGTGGTTGAAGCTGCGGCGCCAGTCAGGATCTTGGTCACGAGGAAGAGGTTTGCCGAGGATTCGCCCCCAGAACATGCCAACGCCTAGTCCAATAGCAAATCCAGAGAAGTAAGACGAAACGCTCATGACAGTTTGCTAGAAAACTTGTAACGGCCTCCGTTCATGCGTTTAATGAACTCTCGGCTAGGAATGAAGGATGGCACCACATGCGCGGGCACTTTAATGATGCGTCTTGTGACGGGCAGTTCGTACTGCCTTGGTTGATGAAGGCGAGGAATGAACGAGCCAAAGCCAGGAAGGCTCACGCGATGCTCTTTTGCCATCATCGCCTCAACAATCACTTCAAAGAACGTGTCAGTGATCAGGATGGCACGATGGTAGGGAATGTCGCATCTTGCAGCGACGAGACTAGCCACTCTTGTCCTGTTCATCGCTCGCTCTCCCACACCACTTCTCGCTTGATTGGAGGCATGTCCTCTTTTTCCTTGCACTCGTCAACGTAAGCCTTGGCACCTTCAAGAGTCAAGTAAACGTTAACCCATGTCCAAATAAATGGCCACGAAAAGCGCTCTACGTCGTAAGTGGCTGTCTCGGGATACTTGACACTTGGACGACGAACAATGCGGTAGCGGGCCATGATGAGGGTCTGGTTGCTGCCACTATACCAGAAGGGGAAAGGACGGAATCGAACCGTCTACGCTAAGGAGATTTAGCCCCCTCAGCAGCCAGAGCCCGGTCTGGCATCTTTCCCGAAGGCCCCAAGTTTGCGCATCGTTGAGAGGCGCAAACCTGGGGCGCCGCAGGAGGCGATCAACCCTCCTGGCCTGCCGAAGCAGGACTTGAGGCCCGATGCCGAAGCAGAGCGGGATCCGATGCCGAGGCAGAGCGGGAACACAACCCGGAGATTCCTACTATCGCGTCTAGCGCGGATTCAGAACCAAAGAAAGGGTTGTGGGCGAGGGTGGGTAGCCCGAAAGTGGCAATTTGAAATTACCGGACAGGCATCCACCCCCATTTCCGACGTTTGCTAGGTTTTCCGGTTGCAACGTTGGCCAACTCCCCGGAAACCGCCTTGCTGCTAGAGCAGGGGCTTGCGACAGTACCGGCAGGCAAGCCCGTCGCATCTGTCGCTTGAAACTATAGCACAAAGCCCAGGAGGGACTTGAACCCCCATCGCTGTCAGTACTTCCACTAGCGTCCTAGGGAGAGGTGCTGGAGCCGCCTTATCCAATTGGTTCGCACTGGGCTGGAAGCCCTGCAAAGCAGGGCGCGGCCTATTCACCTACCGTAGGCAGGCAGATTTAGCGCATTCGTTTCAAAGAAACTTGGCATTACGCTTGCTTTCGTCTCATTCAATTCAGGCGCTTTTCCATGGAAGAATAGGCTATCGCTTTGACGAAGCCAGAAGTCTTTGTCCAAGTATTTGTTGGACGACTTGCCTAGCTTGTCGTAAATCCACAATGCAGTCATCTTGCGGAGCTTGTTCAGGCTTTCGCCATACTTTTCTCCTGCTTCTTTGCAGATTTCCGTATGACAGAAAGCGTGACAAATCTCATCTCTTGAAATGTCGGACGCAACAGTTCGCAGCCCTTTGTCACCATTGAAACGGAAGAATGGCAGGATCGTGAAGAACAAACTGCGCTCAAGAACGGCCACCTTGGCAATGGGGTGGGCAGGATGATCAATCCATGCTTGACGAATCTTCATCGCCTCTGCTTCAGCTTTCTCGTCCACGCCATGCGCAGCGGCCACGTAATTCAACGCAATGTCATGGCGCTCCTCGTCGAGAATGTTGCTCTCAATGCTTTCAATAAGGCCAAGCGTGCTCGGCAGATCGCGGTTGAGTCCTTCCAAGAGCATGTCCTTCACGGGAAGCTCTAGGTGGCGGATTGCAAGGGCACGGAAGATGGTTTCTTCAGAGCCAGGTACAAGATTGCCTTTAGTAACGGGCACGGCCTGCCAAGGGCGCTTGCGGGCAACAGCAGAGAAGTAGTCAAGAACGGCCATCGTTGATCAATGCGAGGAAAAGAAAAGACAGAAAACAAAGGGCCGATAGATCGGCCCCGTAGTCGTTGAGAAAGTGGTGGGAGATCATTCGGCGCAGGCCGCGCAGAAGCCTCCGTCAATCGAGCAAGATGCTTGCTCCTCTTCACTGTCCAAGCTAAAGAACTCGGCCAGACTCTCTTCCAAGTCTACCCCAACATCATCCTTGGCTTGCGTGCCACTTTGCACTTGCAAGGCGTAGTAGAGAGAAGTTTGAGGACTTTCTAGCCATTCGCGCAGGAAGTCTTCGTCGCAAACCACCATGTCAGACCACCAGTTAAGGGAGTAGCCGTGCAGGAGGCCAGTGCGCTCCATGAGTCGCATGATGCCATCTGCTACTTTGCGGAACGCTTCCCAGCCCACTTCCTCGGCAATTTCTACTGGCCCAT